AAAAGATCTATCAGCAGCGTTGGCGTTTGCCACAGCCTTAGGAATACCAGTTACTATAAACGGTGGTGGTATGGAACTTGTAGGAACATTTGGTTCTGCAAGCATAGAAAATGGAAGATTACCTAACGGTGATCGTTACACTTGGTATAAAAGAAGATATGTCAAAGAATGATTTAATTGAGTTAACTGGCACAGTAGACGAAGTATTGCCTGGTAGTATGTATCGAGTAAAAATCGATAATATGCAGAGCATTATTACCTGTTATACTGGAGGAAAACTTAAACAGCACAAGATTAAAATTATTCTTGGAGACAGGGTTAAAGTTGAAGTCAGTGCTTATGATTTAAGCAAAGGGCGTGTGACATATAGATTATAAAAGGAGAGTGCTATGGCACCGTGGATTCAAAACGTAGCACTCAGCGATGTTAAGCGAGGTCATCACATTGATGCGGGTGTCAACTCTATGCTGATTCAGATCTGTGACCCTCCTGGCGATTTTCCTACCCCTAGCTACAAGTTCAAAGAAATCCATCAATTCCAGTTTCTAGACGTTGAAGAAAAGGATCACGTTTTGGACGAGGCTATGCGTTGCAGCCAAGAGCAGGCCAACGAGCTTGTTCGACTGCTACAACACGCATTTGAAAATCGTATGAACGTAGTTGTCCACTGTCACGCAGGTGTTTGTCGCTCTGGTGCTGTCTGTGAAGTTGGTGTTATGATGGGCTTCCGTGATACAGAAGCATTTCGTAGCCCTAACCTACTGGTCAAGCATCGTATGATGAAGGCACTAGGCTGGACCTATGACGAGAATGAGCCCCACACTATCAACGGTCATACGACCGAGTTTGGGATCATTCTCCCCAAGACAGTAGAGTGGACCAACGACAACGAAAAAGTTTTTACACTGGCCGCAGAGCGTAGAGCTCGTAGAGAAAGAGAAGGAGATATCTAATGGGTGAAGATTACGATATGACAGTAGATATGCAAGAAGCATTTCAACGATATTTTGACTACGGATTCGAACCCGGTAGTTTTGGAATGGCTGTGCTCTGCAATGATTTGACTCATGCTGTTCTCTGTGCCGATCATTGGAATAAACAAAGATTGCCAGATACTGTTCGATGGCTAATGGACAAAGCACCTCCGGGCAGTTGGGGCAGTCCCGATGTAGTTAGAGAATGGCTGTCAAAAGGTGTGGCTTTTGAGCAACACCAAAAGAGACGAGTAGTTGACATTTTGAGCACACCGTAGTATAATACATACTATGGAATATGTTATCGAAGCTCGAGGTAAAAGGACTAAGAAGTTCATAGAGGCAGTTTTGCCCTCTATGATCGATCAATTAGGACTTAAAAACAGCCGCAAGGTTTTGTTTATCAAAGTTAGCAAATCTGATCTTGCTGACGAAAATGAAGGTCAGACTTGCTACATTCCAGTGGTAGATGGTATTGTGGTTATAATCAAACCTCAGTCATTTGAACGAATGGGCGTGACACTAGCTCACGAAATGGTTCATGTCAAACAAATGGCCAAGGGTATGCTTAAAACTATCAATGGTGTGAGCTATTGGTGTGGTAAGCGTTACAGCCGCAGAACTAAGTATTTGAATATGCCTTGGGAAGTAGAGGCGTTTTCAAAACAAGAATTAATTTTCCGTAGATCTATACAATGAAAGGAGAGCACTATGCCTAGCGTATTTTTAGTGAGTGATACGCACTTCGGCCACGCAGGCGTGTGCCGTTTCACTCGAGATGACGGAGTAACAAAGTTAAGGCCGTGGGACGACCCTGCCGAGATGGATGAAGCTATGATCAAGGCTTGGAACGAAAGAGTCAAGCCCACTGACAAAGTTTATCATTTAGGTGATGTTATTATTAATCGTAAGGCCATGGCAACATTAGGTCGTTTAAACGGTGACAAGGTTTTAATCCGTGGTAACCACGATATATTCCGTGACGATGAATATAGACAATACTTCCGTGAGTTACGTGCATACCACGTTATGAACGGAATGATATTAAGTCATATTCCAGTTCACGAAGCATCGTTGGGTCGTTTTGGTGTAAACATACACGGTCACTTACACGCAAATCGTGTAAAAAAGGCTCGTGGTGTAGATGCTAGAACCGGCACTGTATTATACGGTGACGAAATCGATCCACGCTACCATTGTGTTTGCGTAGAACAAACACCTGACTTTGCACCTATTTTGTTTGAAGACGTTATCAAGCGTATCGAAGCAGAAGGTGGAGAAGTAGGGTTTAGGAACGGCAACGGACCTACAATGTGACATTAACTACGCA